CGGGACTCGCGGAGCAGGCCGAGACCTTGCGCAGCGAGGCCGACCAGTTCCTCTCGAGCGCCCGGGCGCGCTGAGCGCCGCGGCGTGTGTTATTAGGTGAGAGGTTCTGGATTCCCGGATTGGGGATGACCAGGCCGGACGAGGCCGGACAAAGGCCGTTGAAACGGGCGTTCTTGCGGAGTCGCTGTCCGGGCGTTGATCGTGGCGCCTTTTAGACGCCGCGCCATCTTCCGGTCATGATCGGCGGCCGGTTTTAGACTCCAGCGTCGTCGTCGGTCGGGGAATGGTCGACCAACCGCCAGCCGCGCTGCAGGTAGCTCTTGACGACGAGGCGGCGCGCGATGAACGGGAAGCCGAACCAAGAGAGGCCGCCCGTGAAGATTGCCGCGGCAAAGGCGATACCGGCCGCCGCCCATGCGCCTTTGTAGGCCAGATAAAAGAAGCCGAAGATCAAGCACCACAGGCCGGCATGGGCGACGGTCTCGCGATAGCCGTTCGCCGGGTTCACGAGCACGATCGGGCCGTCGGGTATCCGCAGGACGATCGTCATCGGCATCGTTTCCTCTCAGAGCCGCTTACAGATGCAGAGCACCCGGCCGATGATCGCAAGGTCGATGCCCTCGTCGTTCATGCTGATCTCGTCGGCCTGGTAGGCGGGGTTGTCGCTGGCGATCCGTAGGATGTGGCCGGGCCGCGGCTGCAGGCGCTTCACCTTAATCACGCCTTCATGCCGGATGAAGAAGACGCCCTCGCCGAGCTGCTTGCCGTGCTCGCTGATGTTGACCAGCAGCGGGTCGGCGGCATGGATCAGCGGCTCCATGCTGTCGCCGATCGACGTCACCATGATCACGTCGCGCGGCTCGACGCCGAACGAGCGCCGCAGCCAGGATTCATCGAAGAATACGACGCGCGCGGTCTCCTCGAGCACTTCGGAGCCGCCGCCCGCCGCCGGTCTGAGATATTCATAGAACGGCACGCCGACGGCGCTGCTGCCGTTCGCGGCGAGCTTGCTGTCGTGCTCGGCCTTCGCCTCCGCCGTCATCGTCGGGCCGTTGCCGTGCAGCAGCCAATCCGCCGAGAAGCCATGCTGATTCGAGAGGTAGATCAGCGCGCCGATGTCGGGCGCCGTCGTCCCGGCGAGCCAGGTGTGGACCGTTGAGGCCGCGGCTTTGCCATAGCCGCGGATGAAGGCCGCCGGGCCGCCGATTTTCTGGACGGCGGTCTTGAAGCGGGCGCAGAGCGCCGCCTTCTCCTCCTCGGAGTCCACCTTGGGCGTCCGACTTAGGACGGCGCGCTGCCTTGGCTTATCGCTTTGTTTTCTCGCCATAATTAACGTTCGCTCCGATTTGAAGGCCAAGGCGAAGTCGGACACTCCGATTTTTCGGTTTGAAGTCTCCGGAAAACCGGAGTATTTAGGCTGTCATGTCCGCTCGATTGACAGCCGATGAAGTCCCGACCGATCTCCGCGCGCGCCGCGCCTGGGTGATTTTCCAGCTCCGTTGCAAAGGCACCAACCTCAGCGAGCTCGCCGACGATCACGACGTGCGCCGCCAGGTGATGCAGCAAGCCCTCACCCGGCCGAATGCGCGTGCCGAAGACATCATCGCCGCAGCGATCGGCCTGACCGCTCGCGAGCTCTTCCCCGAACGCTTCGATTCCGCCGGTCAGCGGCTCTTCGTCATTCGGCCACGTCGGCAACCTAGCGAAAGCGGCGCCCCGCCGTCACGTCGAAAAGGCGGGGGTCGATAGACGTGGCGAACCGGGGGGATCAGCGGACCTTGAACCTTTTTGAGGCGCTGGTGGCTCCTTCTCGGCATCCGGGATCGCTCGCAGGATTAAAGCCGCGCATCGCGCATCTAATGTCGGCCGCGATTCGGCAAAGCGGCCTCGATCGCTACGGGATCGCCGCCGGCATGAGCGCGCTGCTGGGCGAAGACGTCTCGAAGATCATGCTCGACGCCTACACCGCCGAGAGCCGCGAAGACCAGAACATCCCGGCGCATCGCCTGCTCGCCTTCGTCGTCGTCACCGATGCCTTCGCCGCTTTCGACGAGCTGCTGCAGCAGATCGGTTGCCGGCTGCTGGTCGGCGAGGACGTGAAGCTGGCCGCGCTCGCCAAGCTCGAGGCCAACCGCAAGGCGATCGACCAGCGCATCCAAACGCTGAAGCGCGAGATCAGAGGCGATCATGGCTGAGGGCTGGTTCTCTGCCGCCGAGCTCGCCGCGCTGCAGATAACCGGGCTGCCGGCGACGGAGCGCAGCATCAACCGGGTCGCTCTCCGCGATGGCTGGCAAAGTCGCGAGCGCAACAAGCGTGGCGGCGGCCGGGAATATGCCGTCGCGGCATTGCCGGCGCCCGCGCGTGCCGCGCTCGCCAAGCGGCAAGTAGCGAGTGTGGCCGCCGTCGTTGATGGTGTTGGTTGCCAACAGCCAGCCGTCAACGAGTTAAAGGATCATCAGCGCAAGCGCATGGAGGCGCGCGCCTCGATCCTCGCGCTCATCGATCATCTCGTCGAGATCGAAGGCCATACGCGCTCGAAGGCGATCGAGGCGGTGGTCGAGCGGGCGAAGAACCAAGCGCTGCCGCCGCTGCTGCAGAATCAGATCGCGATCGCCAATGCGCGTGCCAACGGCGAGCGCACGCTCACCCGCGCAACACTGTTCAACTGGATGAAGGCGCGCGATGCCGCCGGCGGCGCGATCGCCGCGCTGGCGCCGGCGGCGGCGCCCGAAGCCGACATGCCGGGATGGGCCGGCACCTTCATGCAGCTCTACGCACGGCCCTCGAAGCCGAACCTCACCGAGGTGCTCGATGGCTGGCCGGCGGGCGACATCGCCCGCCCGAGCTACGACCAGGCGCGGCGCTTCCTGAAGCGGCTCGATGCGATCACGCGCAACAAAGGACGCATGGGGCCGCGCGCGCTGAAGGGCCTGCGCGCCTACATCGCGCGCGACGTCGCCAATCTCTGGCCCGGCGCGGTCTTCATCGGCGACGGCCACACCTTCAAGGCCGAGGTCGCGCATCCATTGCATGGCCGCCCGTTCCGCCCCGAGGTGACCGCGATCCTCGACGTCTACACGCGGCGCTGGGTCGGCTGGTCGGTGGCGCTCGCCGAGAACACCTGGTCGGTCGCCGACGCGCTGCGCCATGCGGTAACGACGACGACCTGCTGCGACGTCTTCTATTACGACAATGGCGCCGGCGCGAAGAACGCGGCCTGGGACGAGCCGATCACCGGCTTTGCCGCGCGGCTGTCGATCACGAAGCTGCATTCGGCGCCGTGGTCGAGCCAAGCGCGCGGCGTCATCGAGCGCTTCAATTCGAGCGTCTTCCACAAGCTCGCCCGCGCCCTGCCGACCTATATCGGGCAGCGCATGGACATGGAGGCGCGGCAAGCCGCCTTCAAGATCACGCGCCGCGACATCGCCCAAGCCGGCGGCGGCAGCTCGAAGCTGCTGATGGCGTGGGACGAGTTCCGCGCCATGCTCGAATCCGCGCAGCGCGTCTACAACGCGACACCCCACAGTTTTCTCCCGCGCGTCCTGATGGCGTCGGGACGTCGGCAGCATCAAACGCCGGATGCTGCATGGGAGGCGGCCGTCGCCGCCGGCTGGATGCCCGAGCCTGTGCCCCCCGGTGAGGCTCGGGATCTGTTCCGGCCGGCGGTGACGCGCAGCGTTCAACGCGGCGTCATCAAGCTCTTCAACAACGCCTATTTCCATCCCGCGCTCGAAGCCGTCCATGGCGAGAACGTCCAGGTCGCCTTCGACCTGCACGACGCGACACGCGTGGTCGTGCGGCTGATGGACGGCCGCTTCGTCTGCGAGGCGGAGTGGAACGCCAACAGCCGCGACTATGTCCCGGTGACTTTCGCGGAGCGCGCGCGCGAGAAGCGCCTCGAAGGCCGGTTGCGCCGGCTCGACGAGCATCGCGACGAGGCGCTCGCCGAGGCGGCGCCCAACCTGAAGCTGGTCGCGCACGCCGCGGCCGAGCCGCCGGCGCTCACCGCGCGCCAGCTTGAGATCGAGGCGGAGATCGCGGCCGAGCTCGAAGCGCCGCCGCCGGCGCCGCTCGATCCCGATCAGGAAAAGGATCAGCGCTTCCGGCGCGCCCTCGATCTCGAGCGCCAGGCCGCCGCCGGCGAGGGCCTCGCCGAGACCGATGCCGCGTGGCTCGCCCGCTACGTCAACACGCCGGAATACCGCACGCGCAAGCTGATGCTCGAAAGCTTCGGCGACTCGTTTTTGTCAGCCTAGTGGAGGGGAAATTGCCGAAAGAAGAAACCGTCTCGACCATTGCGCCTTTGCGGAACGTCACGCGCTTTTGCGAGCTGCTCGATCGGGTGATGAAGCGCTCTTACGGCCTGCCGGGGATGGCCTGCTTTTACGGGCCATCCGGCTTCAGCAAGACCACGAGCGCGATATGGGCGCGCAACAAGCATCGCGCCTACCATGTCCAGGTCAAGTCGGCGTGGTCGCGCAAGAAGCTCTGCACCGCGCTCTGCACCGAGCTCGGCATCGAGCCGGCGGTGACCATCGCCGACATGGTCGACGACATCGGCAAGGAGCTGGCGCTCAGCCGCCGGCCGCTGATCGTCGACGAGGCCGACTACCTCGTCTCGAAATCGATGATCGAGCTGATCCGCGACATCTACGAGAGCTCGCTCGCCACGGTGATCCTGATCGGCGAGGAGCAGCTGCCGCAGAAGCTGAAGAAGTTCGAGCGCATCCACGGCCGCATGCTCGATTGGGTGCAGGCCGAGGCGGCGTCGATCACCGATGCCAAGCACCTGGCGCGGCTCTACTGCCGCGGCATCGAGATCGGCGACGACCTGATCGAGGCGCTGCTGCTCGCCTCGGCCGGCTCGGCGCGGCGCATCTGCGTCAACCTCGATCGCGTGCGCGAGGCAGCGGAGACCGCCGACAAGCGCAAGATTGGCCGCGCCGACTTTGCCGGCGAGTTCTTTACCGGTCAGCCGCCGATGCGGAGGGCCGCGTGAGCAAGACGCATCTCGGCCTCCATCCATCGCGCAAGCCGCGACCGGCGAAGCCGACAGGCCGCCAGGGCATCTGGACGGCGATCCGCGGCCTCGCCGATGCCGGCTCCTTCAGCGAGCGCGATATCGGCGATGCCACCGATATCAGCCGCGGCACGATCCGCAGCTATCTCGCCGGCCTCATCGCCGAAGGGTTCATTGCGAAGAAGCAGTCGCCGCGCGGCAAGCGCACCACGGCGCGATATGTGCTCGTGCGCGATTGCGGCAGCGAGGCGCCGGTGGTCGGCCCCGAGGCGAAGCTGCGCGACGTGCTCTGGCACACGATGAAGATGCTCAGCGCCGGCGGCGACTTCAGCATCCGCGACCTTGCTGTCTCGGCGCGGACACCGGCCGTTGCGGTCAGCGACCACGAGGCGCGAGTCTATCTCCACAGCCTCGTCCGCGCGCGCTACGCCGCCGCGACCACCGCCGGCCGCTTCCGTCTCATCCAATATACCGGGCCGCGCGCGCCGATCGCGCAGCGCCTCGACACGCTCTTCGACCCCAATGTCAATGCCATCGTCTGGCACGGCGAGGCGGACCGATGAGCGGCCATCCGAACCAGACCAGCCTCGCGGCGCTGACGCGTGCGCGCCTCGCCTGGGGCGCGGCGATGCCCGATTGGGTCGAGCACCTCGCGCTCGCCGCCGATCGGACCAGCCAGTCGGCAGCAGCGCGGCGCATTCAGTATTCACCGGCCGTCGTCAGCCATGTGCTGAAGCGCACCTATCCCGGCGCGCTCGACAAGGTCGAGGCCGCCGTGCGTGCCGCCTTGATGCGCGAGACGGTCGCCTGCCCGGTACTCGGCGAGATCTCCGGCGCCGACTGCCTCGCGCAGCAGCGCGAGCCCTATTCCAACCAGAACCCGCAGCGCGTCGCGCTCTTCTCGGCGTGCCAGCGCTGCCCCAACAAAATCACCGGGAGGAATCGATGATGTTGCTGAGCCAGCAGATCAGGGATCTGCGCGATGAGCTGCTGCCGTACGAAGACGACGGCCGGTTCTTCGCGCCGGCGGCGATCGATGCCATCGCGCGCCTCTTGACCGCCTTCGCCGCGCAAGCGGTCGCGCTCGAGCGCGTCGCGCCGCACACCACGGCCGGCACGCTGCGCATCGCCGAGAGACTCGAGCGCATGGGCGTCAAGCGCGGCGCCGGCGCGCAGCCGCCCTTGTCGGCGCGGCTGCAGGACGTCGCCGAGGCGTTGCACGGCCACTTCAAGCTCAACGAGAGCATCTTGCCCGATCGCGTCATCGCGCAGCTCAACGAGCTCTCGGCCGCGCTGTGGTCGCTCGAGCAGCGCGCCGCGCTCGCGATCGGCATCAACCCCGAAAGCGAGCCCGCACCTTTGCTGGTCGATGCCGTCCCGCTGGTCGATCCGGCGCTGCGCGATCCGAAGATTGTCGATCTCTGCGCCGCGCGGCGGGAGCGCTCCACGTGAAACGGACCCCCGATCCCGACGTGCTGGCCGGCGTGCGGATCATCGAATCCGCCGTCGCCGAGGAATTCGACGTCAGCGTGCCGGTGATGCGCGCGCGCCGCGGCCAGCGCATCCATACCAATGCCCGGCATGTCGTCATGCTGCTCGCGCGCCAGCTGTTGCCGGGCGCCTCGGTGCCGCAGATCAGCCTGGCGCTCGATCGCGATCACACGACCATGCTCTCCGGCCTGCAGCGGCTCGACGACGTGCTGAAGCGCGATCGCGTTCTCGCCGAGCGCGTCGCCCGCTTGAAGACGAAGCTCATTTCATTGCTCGCCGCGCCGCGGACGCCGAACGGCAAGCTCGCCTCGCATCTGGCCCGCGACATCGGCCGCGAGCTCGGCCGCGCGTTCGCCGAAGAGATCGCCAACCAGGTCGCCGTCGCGCTGCAGCCGGTGATTTACGCGATGCTCAGCAGCACAGGAGGAACCCCATGAAGGCGCCATCCACGTTTCAGCGCGGCCTCGCGTTTCATTTGGTCAGAGCGGAACCGACCCGCGAGCTCGTCAGCCTGTCGCCGCGCCCGAAGCGGCATTTCCTGCGCGGGGCGCTTACCGGCGCCATCCCGGCCGCCGGCGCGCTGCTCGCCGCGCTCGAGCTCGTGCGCTTCTTCATCTCCGGAGGCTTCTGATGCGTGAGCTCAAGCACGTCCAGCTGCTCGACTTGATGTACGACCGCACCATTCCCGACGCGGCACTGCGCGCTGCGCGGGAGCTCGATCGTCAGGGCGTGCCAACCGGCGTGATGTGGTCGGCACCCGAGCCGCCGGCGCCACGCTCGGCGATCGCGACCGTCGCCCGGATGGCGCGGGTGATGATCGATCGCAGCACCGCGAGCGGCGCCTGCACCGATCAAGACCTGATCGCCGCCGGCTTCACGAAGGAAGAGATCGACAGCCATCGGCTCGCCGCCGCGGCGCTCGCCGCGCGCCTTACCGCCGATCGCGTGCGCGAGAAGATCAAGGCCGCGAAAGCGCGGCGGAAGGGAGGCAAGCATGCCGTGGTCGCCTGAGTCGAGAGCCGCAGCCGCGGAGCGGCTGCGGCTCCGAAA